AAGTTTCGTTAAGGTCAGCTTGCGTAGAAGGCGAATTGCCGTTAGTGCCGCCGTTAACCAACGGATGAGCAGTGTTGAACAGAGAAACGCCATCACCACCAAGGTAAGAAGCAGAGAAGCCATTGTTCAGAATGGACGCTGCTTTAACTTGTTTGGTGTATGCCATAGCACGAGCCAGACCCTTGGTGTAGCGAGCAGACAGGCTGTCGTACAGGTTATCTTCAATCGCCTCTTCGGTGATTGAGAAGCCCAAGGCAATGGTTTCGTGGTTGTAGCGTGCAGTCCATGCTTCCTGTGCATTGTCATAAGCGATGGCAGAGCCCTCGTTCTTAACAGGTGCAGCAGAGAAACCAGACAGCTTGGTTTCTTCTTCAAAGCTACGCTCCGACGTTTCGGTTTCGTAGATTTCTTTATGCTCTTCGCCGTAGCGGGCATATTCCAGACCAAACAAAGCGTTAAGTCCGGGGAGCAGCTCTTTAAGTAGCTGGGCGCGTGAAATAGCCATAGTGTGTTACTCCTTATACGGCGGTTGCAGTGTAATACTCATGGATACCGAAGTTGATCTTCACCAACATTTCCGGAATTTGAGTAAACACAATGGTTGAACCAGATGGGATAGTCGTTGCAGTCAATCCCAAAGAAGTCGTTGCCACGTTGATGGTAACGCTAGTAGCACCAGCAGAAGCTGCGGTGGTAACAAACGAACCGGTGCGGACAATTTGACCGTTGGAAGCGACATACGACACGTCCGTACCCGCAACAATAGCGCTAGGCAGGCCAGAACCGGTCAAAGTAATGGTCGTGGAGCTAGAGCTACCGGTTGCAGAGATCGAGCTTGCCGTATCAGGAACCAAACCAACCACGCGCATGGGGAATGTGCTGGTAGTCAGAGTTGCCGAATACAGCAGAGCGTTGGCCGAGTTGCCAGTAGTGCTGCTGCCAGCGTTGTTAATCATCTGGTAGTTTTGGCCAACCATCGCATAGCTGCCCGAAGCCACAGTGGTGTTGGACGAGCAAACAACCGCTTTAAACACGGTGTCAGGGTCATCACAAATGATAGCTTGTGCGTCACCTGCCAGCGTCGAAGCGGGCCAGTATTGCGAGAACAGCTTTTGACCGGTACTTGGGTTGGTGTAGGAACAGCCGAGGAATACCCCGACCATACCTGCCGCGCCGCCACCAGTAGAAACCGACTGACGTTGAGCAAAGCCTTGAACTACCTTTACGAAATCTCCGTAATAGATAGAAGTAGCTTCACCGTATTGAATAGGTACGTTCCGGGTTGAACCGGCAAATACCTGCCCACCGATCAAATTGATCGGCTTTAGACCGTAGGGGGCCGAAACCGTGGGATATGCCATAAAAACTCCTGTGTTTATTTAACTCCAGCGCCAAAGGAAGTCCCTCTGGTGCTGGTCGATTTACGATCAGCAAACTTCTGCATACGGGGGTCACTATCCCGCATAAAGTTGTTATCCACCGAATCCATCTGAGCTTGGTTTTGGGTAGCGTAATACTCACTCATAGCGCGAACTTGTTCTTCGGAATTTTTGCAAAGCATCAATCCCCCAATTTCGACGTTACCTTTCGCATTACCTTCCAGCATCAACTCTGGATGATCGGATGCCTTAACCGGTTCCCAGCCGTCACGCATTTTGCGCGAGACATTGGTTGGGTCAGCCTGTCCAAGAATGTGCGTCGCAATCCAGCGAAACTTCACTCCCGGAATAGGGGTTGGGTCGGGCAATGTACTCGACGGTTTGTAAACGTATCGAGTAGTCTTCTCGCGTGTCATCAAGTCACGATTAGTGCGTACATCAGTAGCCATGTTATTTCTCCAATTTAGCAAGTTGTTCAGCGTATTGCTGGTTAGTCAATCCAAATTTTTTCGCAAGCGCTACTTGCGTCTGCGTTAACTGAATTTTCTTTGTGCCTGTCGAACGCGCAGCGGGAGCAACCACACTCGCAGTCCTACGTGGAGAATTTTCAGCGGCCTGTTGCCGTACTTCTCCCCCGAATAAATCCGGAAAAGATTGTCTAATGCGAGTGTCGATTTGCTCGAAGTACTCGGAACTTTGCGGGTCATACCCGGAGTTGACTAGCTTCTTGTGCAGCCCTAGTGCATAGCTGGTGTATTCCTCAAACCCTTCAGCCCCGAACCACTGGTTTTTTGCCTGCCAGCGCAGCGTTTTTTCGTCCGGTTGAACAGTTTGTTGCCTAATTGGTTGCGTTTGTACAGGATTTTCGTCCACTTGTAAAGAAGTAGGTTGAAAATTCTTTGCAGCTTCCAATCTTAATTTGGCATCTGTCATAGCTTCTTGCGCTGCCATGATTGCATCGGTGTCAAAAGATTCCTGCGCGGCTTTGAAATTGCGTCGCGCCATTTCCATTTGTTGCTCAGCCGCCGACTTGACCGTGGTGGCGTATTGCTGTGAGCCCACATTCACATACTGTTTGAGTTGTTTATTCTCATTCAAAATATGTTGTGCCAGTCGTTCCAGCTCTTCTTTCTCACGCAAAACCGCCTCTTTAACCCGGCGTTCGTCATGACGTGCATGTGTCAGTTCTTTGATACGCTTTTTTACGTTATCTGAGTACGACTCAATCTCATCATCCGTCGGGTCAGACACTTCTTTGTCTAAAGGCTTACGGCCCCTGTCCGCCGGGGGTGTGTCATCTACAACTTCAATATCAAAACCGCCATCGTCTTCAGTGACTGTGACTTTTTTGTCTTGTTCGTCAGGAAACTTAAACTCGTCCATTGCCATATCAATCTCCGGTTATGCGCGGGTAATTCCGCGAGGGTCGTCCACAACAGCTTCGACTTGATCGTCGTTGATGATGCGAAACTCTTTGCCGTAAATCTTGAAACGTGTGCCAGCGTAAGCCCGCACAATCACAAAATCTCCGGTCTTGCACCAAGCTCCGTTGGGAAACTTAGCGGGGTCTTTGAAAGCATCGGGGCCTACTCTCATCACAAACAACACGGTAGTGCTGTGTTCTTCTGAGCGAATTGTGTCGCTTGATTTAACCAAGTCCAGTTCGGTTCCCGAAAGCTTTTCCGATACGTCAGGAACCATGCACAGCAGCCGATAGCCTGCGGGTTCTGGCAACAGTGTTGCCTTCTCCTCTGGGGTTTCTGCTTCTGGTGGTACGTCCGTTGGCTGGATTTGCGGGGGTAACGTCAGTCCGGGAGGCAAAATAATATTAGTCATCCGATTTTTCCACTTCATCTGCAAGGTCAATTAAATAACGCTCTGCGATAGCTAGACCCTGAATCACCCCGCAGAGTTTTTGATACTCATCAAAACTACGACAACCGCCCCCAGCCAAATCATCGGCGTAGTTGTTCATATCCTTACGTATTTTGTCGCGCAATACGTGTGCGAATTGGTCAATCATTCTTCAGTACCTTGGTTTTGCTTCTGCGCCCTTGCTTGTGCTTGTTGTTGCGCAAGTTGGCGTTCTTTTATAGCTGAATCCCTTTTGTGTTTGGCAATATCAATTCCCGTCTTCATGCCAGCCTGCTGCTCATTGGCCGTGTTCTCGCGCTGGTGTTTTTTAACATCCACGCCCAGTTTCATCGCCTCAAGCTGCAACGTGCCGCTGATCTTCTCCTGCTCAAGCTGGAATTTCTCAGCGTGGTTCTTCTGGCTGTTGACTAGCTTGGCCTGCTCGATGGCCGCTTGGGCTTGCGCTTGCGCAGCCTTGATCTGCACTTCTTGGGCTTTGATCTGAACCTCCTGCTGGCGAATCTGAAGTTCTTGCTGCTGCATCTGCACCAGCGGGTCTTGTTGTGCCTGCTGCGCCTGCTGCTGTTGGGCCTGTTGTTGGTGCTGCTGCAATACCCGCTGCGCGGCCTGTGCCATCAGCCCGGATATGGCGTACTCCACCTGCGGTGGTAGTGGTGAGTCCTGCGGTGGCAACGCCGTGCCCAACTGCTGTTCAATCTGCTGACGGTACTGGAACCCAACGTGCTCGGCAATGTGCGCTTGCATCGCCGCCATAATCATCGGAGCTTTCGGGTTCTGCCCAACCAACTGCATGATCTGCGGGTCTTGAATGGCCGAAGTGTGCACAGCGATGTGCGATGCGTGATCTTGGAACTTAAACGCTTTAAGCGGTGTGCCGCGCAGGGCATCGACGTTCTCCGACACGGGGTCGACCGGAACCTGATCTTCTGGCAAGGGCACTAGCTTGTCTGCGTGCTTAATCCCCAGAACCTCTAGCATGCGCCTGTGAAGCTGCGGGAGGTCATAGATGTCCGGGGCCATCTGCGCCATTTGGATAACGGCTTGGTACTGCACGACCCGCTGGCTCATGGTGGCCGCATTGGGGTCGCTTACCGGGATGATGTCCACATGGGAAAAGTCCGAGTGCTTGGATTTACGCCCGCCCTTCTCAGGGTCAAACTCGTACTCTGCCGGGGAGTCTTCGCGGATGATTTCAGCCAAAAGCTGCAATTCTTGTTTGAATGCGTAGTGCACACGCGCCTGAACTGCCGTCATCACTTTGAGCTGCCGTTCAAGCAAAGCAAGGGTAGTGCCTACCGGAGCCTGACTGGACATGTCGCTGATCTGCATATCCGCTGTTGCGGCAAAACGACGGCCTTCCTCAACAATATTGTTGAGCAGCGTGTACAAAACTTGGCTCGGCTCTTTGTATGGCAGGGGGAGTATGTTGTCCCGCAACGTACCTGCACCAACGTCTACGTCCCTAAATTCTCCCGGAGAAATTGGCGTGTCGTCTCCCTTGATGCGCAGCCCGCGAGTTTTGAGCCCTCCGGGTAAATTGGACAACGTGCCCGCATCCACCAACTGCCGCATGATGCTGGTGGCACTCTTTGCAAAACCACCGATAAGATGGAACAGCCCGAAACCGTACGCACCAAAACCGGGGATGTACTGGTAGTGCACAAAATGCTGACGTTTTAGTTTGAGCTTGTCGTCTTCGCGCCAGTTGCGCCGGATGGACAAAATCTGGTTTGTGCCTTTGATTAGGGTTACTACGTAGGGCAGCATGATGCCGGTGGGCTCCCCATCGCTGTCCAAATCCTCAAAGCCCTGCAAATCCAAGTCCACCAGCGACTCATACAGTGTGTACCGGTCGTCGTTCATGTCATTGAACCCGGTCTCTTGGTCTTTGGCTTTCTGAATCTCATCCGTCTGGCGCAGGGGGTCGGACAGTTCGCAGTCAATATAGAACCCGCTGGCCTGCATTTTCAAGATTTCGTTCTTGGTCATGCGCATCACATGCGTGACACGGTGTGTCGTACGTATATCCGTACATCCGTACGGCAAAATTACGTCTTCTGCGGGTACAAACACTGAGACCTGCCGCCCCAAGTTGGGGTCTTTGTACACTTTTTTGAACGCCGAACCGGTGGCCGGTAGGCTCCACAGCATGCGCTCTTGTTCCGGGCGAAACTCCGGCATCTTCTCGATAAGTTCGTAGTTCATGTCCTCTTGGACATTGGCCGCTGCCTGTTTTTTCTCCGGGGTTTCATTGCCCCAGATGGTTGTGCGCACTGGGCCGCTGGCCGGGAACATTTCGGTGATTGTTTCGCTCTGAAAACGCACCACAGCTTCAGTAATCATGGGGTGGAACACGCCAGAAGCCCCATTCCACGGTTCTGTACGCTCTTCGTACTGCAAACCAAGCAGTTTCAAGCCAGTTACATAGGCTTTTTCCCAGTCTTTTCGGCTGTTTTTGTCGTTGTCAATGTCGCCAGCAAGGTCTCCACCAAGCGATTCCAATACCTTTGAATCCAAAATTTCGACCAGATTGGCCCCAAAATCCTCCCCTTCATCGGGCACGATGCTGATGTCCGTGTCTCCAGCGTGGATATTGACGGCTTTAGGGTCTACCACTTCAATTTCTATGCCGTGTGCACTGTCATCTTCAAGCCCTTGGGGGGCCGAGTACATTGCTTTGTCAGTATTGGTTGCCATTTACTGTCCTTAATAGTATGCGGCAGAACGCCGCTTGAAAATTTTGGGGTCGTCTTTTTCATCTGAGTTCAGCGCGATGAACCCGCCTTGGCGAAACCGCAGGAGTGCCTGCGATGTGGTATCCACATAGTCGTCATTATCTCCATTTGGAAACGATGCTACTTCTTCAATCACTTCACGCGCCCAGCGCGTGTCCGGTGCCCAGACCATGCCCGATGCGAACAAGTCCGACACAGCGTTGAGCCGCACCATTTTGTCGTTGCCCCGGCTGGGGTTGGTCTCCATGACTGGTATGCCCATGCGCCGAAGTTCTTGTATAAGCGGAGCCCCTGCGGCTTTCTTCTCCACAATGAACGCATCGGGCTCCCACTGCTTGTAGTGCTTGAGTGCTGCGGCTTTTAACTCCGGGAACTGCATGCGCTCCTTGAACGCGTCAAGCAACATCAACTGCGCAGCCCCACGCTCTTCTTCGTTGTACCAAACGCCCCATGTTGTGCAAGCACTGTAGTCGGAGTTGGTCTTGGTCTCAAACGCGGTATCCCATGACTGAATAATGTAGTCACATGGTGGTGCTATTTCGGAATCCCATGTGCGCCACAGCTTTCGAGAGATGATGGCCGCGTTGTTGCTTGTGGGCTGCTGCATGTACTGGGCATTCCAATACTGGGGGTCCATCGCCGCTTTCTTTGATTTGAGCGACTCCAGCGACCACTGCTCGGGCCACAGCGATTTCTCGGTCTCCTTGCCTTCATTCAAGATGGCCGGTAGCTCCACGATCTCCCACGGTTCAGCTTCGGGGTTTTTGGTCTGGTAGTCAATCAGCCGTCCGGTCAAGTCCAGCTTACCCCAGCGCGTCATCACCACAATGATCGCACCGTCCGGCATCAGACGCTGCAACGGCCCGGTCTGGAACCAACTCCACGCGGTATCAAACGCAAGACGGCTGTTGGCTTTTACGTCCTGCTCAGAATGTGGGTCGTCAATTACAAAAAGATCAGCACCCCGGCCAGCAAGAGCACCGCCCACGCCAGCAGCGTAGTACTGTCCGCCAACGGAGGTAGACCATTTTCCAGCAGCCTTTTGATCGTCGGCCACCAAGGTTTGCGGGAATATTTCATAAAAGTCCTCTGACTCCACAAGATTACGTACGCGACGCCCATAGTCTTCCGATAAGCCCGCAGTGTGCGTGGCCATGATGATCTTCTTATTTGGGAATTTACCCAAAAAATACGCCGGAAATAAATAACTGGCAAACTCAGACTTACCCATACGCGGCGCAATGTTGATGATGACCCGCGACTTGCGGCCCTCGATCACGTCTGTAAATATCTTGGCCAGTTTCCTGTGGTGCGGCCCTATCTTGAATCCGGGATACACGCCGGTTGCAAACCCCAGCATGTTGGTCTTGGCCGCAGTCAGCGAGGCCCGTTTCTCCCGAATCTCCAAATCATCAAACAGCTCCATCTTATCTTGGAGCGACATGAACGGCAGGGCTTTCTGAATTGCCTGCAACTCAATTTTAGTTAGCGTGGTCAGCTTCTCAAGCGTTGCTGTCATCAGTTACATCCGAAACATCGACCACATCCACCACCTGCATGAACTTGTTGAGCTTGTCCTTGATGCGCTGCTCAATCTCAGCGTCGCTGACCTCGGCCTTCTTGACCTCAATCTTTTCAGTGAACAAGCCAACTTCAGTTACTTTGCCAAGCAGCCCCAGCGCCTTGAGCCGCACGTTGGGGTTATCGTGCTTGGTTTCTTCCAGCAACTGGGCTACGCAGTAGCCGCGCAGCTCCTTGGCCCTATTAACAAACTCCCAGTCGTATGCGGTCAGCATACTTACTAAGTGCTGTACAGCCTGTGGTGTCTTTACTTCAGCTAGCGCTTGGTGTGTGATTTCTGCCGGTGCGGCAGATACGATGTTTGCAAATGTGCGCTGCGCGGCAGCGGTTTGTGCTTGACTTACGGCGGTCTCTGTGTCGACTGCGCCAAGGCTCTTGAGCCAATCGGACGTACTTACTTTAGCGTCCACGGCTTGCGTAGCGCTTATTTTCTCTGTTTGTGCGAAACCTGCGGCGCTGCTTAGCACCTCTGGCTCGAAATCAATCAAATGTTCCAACATGCGAAGGCCCTTGTAAACCTCGGTGACCCAGTGTACACTACTTCTTGGTAGGTGTGCAAGTTCGCTTGCCCATTTGCTTCTCCATCAAGGTAACCCCTTGTTAACATCCCCGGCCTCGGCTGGGGATTTTTTTGTTTGATTGTGTCAAATGTTAGACACAAGGTTTTTTGGAATTTTTAGAAATATTTAGGGGTGGGGCGATTTTGGGGATATGCGGGTATGTCTGCAAAACAGTGTTCCCAAGCTGGCCGACCCAATATCCTATAGAGGGGTTGTGGGGGTACGGTGGGGTCGACAGACTAGGCATTCGGGTAGTGATTATACCCCCATATGATACAATAGCTTTAGCAAATCGAAATCGGTTTGTTGATTCGGAGACACGGTGTCCCCGAATGTGTTTAGTTCTTTTATCTATTGGAGAAATCAAATGTCATCTATCAAATCAATCACCGCATCTATCATCGCTCACGATATGGGTTTGGAATCTGACCTGCTCGCATTGCGTGCCGAGTTCAAGGGCAAAGCCCGCGAAGATGTCAGAGCTACTTTGTTGCCGATTGTGGCGGAGCACAATCGATACGGCGTGCCACTGGTCGACGGCCAAAAGAAAGCAGCGGGTACTAAGGTACTTGATACGGCGCATCCACAGTATGAGGCGTGCCGCAAGTTTTTGGGCCGGCTGGTCAACGCCGTGCTGCCTGCCGAGGCAACCGAGTCCGCGAAGAAGGAGGAGGTCAAGGCTCCGGCGAAGCTGGTCGCGGCGACCTTGGCACTGGTGTTCGAGGCTGGCGTCACGAAGGAGGAGTTCGAGGCTTACATCAAGGCCGTGAAAGGCAGCGTGAGCTTCAAGTAATCGGGGACAACGTGTCCCTGTATCGCACCGCAGTCAGTCGATGAGGCTGATGCGGTGTTTCTTTTATTGTCAATTACCTTTGGAGAATCAAATGCACATAGCCAACAACCCCCGCGCCACCTTAACTATCCAACACCTTGGCACATGGCGCAACGAAGCCACCAAGCGTGAAGCCACGCAGTCTTTGTACCGATACCAAGACGCAACGAACCGATACACCATAACCGTATACCACCTGCCCAAACAAAAACACTCAAAAGTTCAACAAAAAGTGTGAGCCATTCCCAATACTACACCGTACACCGAAAAAGACAGCGTAAGTCATTGATTTATAAAACGAATCTGCCAAACTGACACTACTATACATATTAAAATAAATCTTTATAGAAAGGATAGAACTTATGTACACTCAAACCCGCGACTTTTACCCGCGCTCAACTTCCCGCCATTCTTTGCTTGGCTTCCCTAGGCTATAGTTATATTTTTTTAGAGATAGTTGTGTCAGTTTGCCATTTTTATCTTATGAGTCAACAACTTGCGCTGTCCTTTTCGGTGTACGCTATAGTATTGGGAATGGACAGTGCAACCAAATTCCAACTAAAGTGTGTACGCAAATGACAAAATACCGCGACCTTATACCGAAAACTCCAAACGAAATTCACAACGCCCTGCTTCGCAAGGGTCTACCCCCCGCCATCATGGAGGAAATAAAAGGGGACATCATGTCCCTGAAAGCACACCTGAAATCCCAACGCTCACAACGCAATCAACTGCAAAACCTCTGGAACCCCCTAACCAAAGAACTGGCACGTGAGAAGGCATCGGTGCGCTCAATGCGGAACTACAAACGGGGACATGATGTCCCTGAACGGGTCGAGGCGCTCGATGCGTACTGGCTAGTATTAGGTACGCTACAAAAGAAGTTTCAAACGATGCGGCGTGAGAAGTTGTCACCTGCACGGGTAGCGCGAGACAAGGGTATACCAAACGCCGGTACGCATTGGGTCGACTGGGTTCCTGAGCGCATCCGCGCTAGGGTCACGGCGCTGTTCGCCGCCATCCCCCATGTACAACACGCCACACATAAGACCCCATTCGCACGCTCACTCACGGAAGTCGAGTGGCATAAACAAGTGGCGCGGCTCAAGACGCGCACACTAACTGAACTGGATACAGCGCAGCGCACTGTGGATGCTATGGCTGGGAGAGCACCAGCACGCCTGAATTTACGGATGTCAAAGCTCCACGCTGCTCTGTTACGCAGTGGGCGCTTAGGCCCAACCGACCTCGTGCCACGGACTTGGCACGGACTAAACGGGGACATGGTGTCCCTGAATCAACCTGAAGGAGAAAGCAAATGAAAGAAATCCGCGCATATCAGTTGGCCAACACGGTGTTGGCTTGTGCATCAGTCGCGCTCGGCATGAGCGTTGAAGGATGGGGGCATGACGCCCTCTTGTTCGCAGCCGGACTCATGTTCGGCTTTTTGGTAACCGAGGTTTTACACGAAAGTGCCGTCGAGCAACAACTGTAAAAGTATTCGGGGACACCATGTCCCCTATCCGTGGTGACTG